CAGTCAGAATAAACCAAGCATCTGTGTCGGTCAGGAAATGGTTAATGCAATACCCGCCCGGAATAGAGCTATTCGCATTCAACGCATTGATATCGTTGTCAGCAGTCTCAACCCGATTCGGTGATTGCAACAGCCTCGTAGCCACAAACTCCAGAGCGGCGGGTATAACAACCTTCCGCGCTCTCGCAGCCATCAACAAACCACGTTCATCAACCCAACCTGCCATCTGGATACATGCAGCTTCCAGAGAGGTTTCGTTAAGGTCAGCAGCCGTAGAAGGTCTATTAGCATTAGAATCGCCACTTACCATCGTGTGATTAGTAGCACACAAGGTAGACCCGTCACCATAAGTCGTACCTGAAGCAAATGCAGTATTAAGGATAGCTGCACCTTTTACCTGCTTCGTATACGCCATTGCACGAGCCAACGCCTTGGTATAACGAGCAGACAACGAGTCATACAAGTTATCTTCGATGGCTTCCTCAGTAATAGAGAAACCCATAGCGATGGTTTCGTGGTTGTATCGAGCGGTGTATACCTCTTTCCCCTCTTGATACGTAATTGCAGCCCCCTCATTCTTAACTGGAGCAGCGGAGAAACCGGAAAGTTTGGTTTCCTCCTCGAATGAACGATCTGAAGATTCTGTTTCAAAAATCTCCCTATGTTCCTCCTTGTACCGGGCGTACTCCAAACCATACAAAGCGTTCAGACCGGGAAGGAGTTCTGTAAGTAATTGTGCTCTTGAAATAGCCATTTACATATCTCCTTACACGCCAATTGGGTTGCGATAGAAGTGTCCACCCGTAGTCGTATTCGGGGTTCCTTCTGCGTTATATGGTTCGTTCCATTTACATAAAAACTCTGAAAACTCACCATCAGAATCAACCGTATCAACGATAACATCGACAATACGTACAGGCAGAGATAGCGTAGTAGCGGCACTAGAGCCATCTATTGCCACTCCAGAAACACCAATTGTAGTATTGCCTGAATTTTGTACAAGAGGGACATTCAAACCAATCACAGTCCTCCCATAACTCGCGATAGTCGTTCCCGAGGATACAGAAGCTACTTGGAATAGAATATCCGGGTCATCAACAACAAAGCCCACTGCATCAGTAGCAGCGTTGCTAGCAGGCCAGAAATCCGAATGAACAACTTGACCTGTAGATGGTTCGGTGTATCGGCACCCCATAAAGATGCCAAGTGGTGTTGCTGTAGATGTGCCGGTATCTTTCTCAATTCCACCAGCAGCCACATGCAATACCACATCACCCATAATAATGTTAGTACCGTAAGTAGTGGCAATAACAAATTCACGGGTTTGTCCTGCGAACGGCTGTCCACCAATAAGTTGGACAGGTCTTAGACCATAAGGAGCCGCAATAGTAGGATAAGCCATATTTATCTCCTAAAATTAAGTCCCCGTACCAAAAGTTACTTTGGAGTCACCCTCTTTAAACAAGGGCATCCGGGGGTCGTTTTCTCTCATAAGGCTGTTATCCACCGCTAGAACTTGACCAGCTGCCTGCTTCTCGTAATAAGCTTTTCGTTGCGCCACCATTTCTATAGGAGTTTTACACAACAGCAATCCCCCGATAAGGATATTATCCTTAAAGCGTTCGTTTTCGATACGCACAATGAAAATTTCGGGGTGGTCTACAGCTCGGACGGGTTCCCAGCCTTCTCGTAATCTAGCAGATACATTAGTAGCGTCAACTTCTCCGCGTGTAGCGACCCTAATCCAACGCATCGCATACCCATCTTCGGGTATTGGCTCAGGTAAAGTTGTGGGAGGCTTCCACGCTTGCGGGCGCTCCTCAGTTTCTCGTGTTTCAAGTGTACGATCTAATCTATTTTCAGCCATCTGCATTCTCCGATTGCTCCGCAACCTTTTGAGCGTACAAATCAAGAGGCACACCAAGCCGCTTAGCGATGTTTACTTGTGTCTGAGTAAGCCTCACTTTTTTAGGGGCTACGCTTCTTTTGGCAGAAGCAACGACATTTGAACTTCGCTTCGGTAGTGCACTATCCTCTTCTTCGTCTCCAGTGGAACTATCTGGAAACGCCCTACGCATACGAGAATCAATGGCTTCGTAGTACTCATCACTATCAGGGTCAAAACCCTCAGTCGTAACGAGCTGTTCATGCAGCCCCAACGCATAACCTGTTCTAGGCCCATCAGTACCAAACCATTTATTAGATTCGTACCACTGTTGGGACTTTACGTTCGGTTCTGGTGCGTCTGGAACGGAACTCTGCTCTTCTTTTACCCCATTTTCCTCTTTTTGTAAAGTAGGAATTTTGAATTTCGCTATCCGATCAGCTCTTATTTTTGCTGTAGTTAACTGCTCTTGTGCCTCAAGAAGCGCGTCTGGCTCCCCACTTTCATATGCTTCTTTGTATTTCGCTTTAATCCGTTCAATATCAGAATTAACCGCTACCTTAGCTTGCTCCAGCAAAGCAGTCTGACTCTTACCAACAGAACCCTTAAGCTCAGTATTCTCCTTAACAAGCTGTGAAGCGTAACGTTCCATCTCCTGACGTTCACGTTGGGCCTTCTCTTTCTCCCTACGTTCATCGTTGTACCCTTTAGTAAAACGGCGTATCCGCTTTTGAACCGACGCTGAATATGATGCCAGTTCCGCATCTGTCACCTCATCAAGAGGAGGAGAAGCCGTTCTACCACGATCTTCTTCTGGGGTGTCGTCAACAACCTCAATCTCGATAGCACTAGATGGTTCTACATCAATTGTAGTGTCTTTATCTGATTCATCAGGAAAAG